GCCGACAAAGTGTACAAGCGGATGCAACGATGGTGCAATCCATTTATCTTCTGGAAGTGTGAAAAATTTGAAGACTACGGAGGTTGAAAATGACACTGACTTATGACCGAGCCATAGAGGTGTTTACGCACGGATCGTCCGATGTGGACGAGGTGCTTGAGGCCAACAAGATGGCTTTTGAGGCGATGAAGAGGCTTCTGCCGATGAAGCCGAGAAAGCGCACAATGTACTACCCGATGTGTCCGCAGTGCGGTCATACCATCGACCAGGCCGATGGCAAGCCGAACCACTGCCGGTGGTGCGGGCAGGCGCTCCTGTGGGAGGTCGGCTGATGGATGCGGTGAGATATGCGATGGACAAGGTGGACGAAGCCGAGAGAGCGGTTTTCAGCCTCAAGCTCTTCGCCCTTGATGAGCGGGAGAAGACCTACTACAAAAAGCGTGTGGCGCTCGAAAAAGCGATTCCGGCGATTTCCGAAATTCACGAAGCGTTCCGGCAGTTGGTTGAAAAAATGATGGATGTGAGCGATACCCTTGAGCCGTTTTATGAGGAGGGAGGTGATCGCTAGGGGAGGCAGATATGCAGTATCTGGATGATGCAGAGTTACGCAAAGGCTTGGCGGTGATGCACGATGACGACCTGTACGAAATCAGAGTCATCGCCAGCGACAAGCGAACTTATAGCGGGTACTTCCGAGACGCCGACACCGCCATCCGAGAGTTGCACAGGTTGGACCTGCGCGGATGCAATGTGTACGCCACCCTTAACCGCCTCAACCCTGCCTGCTATGACCGAGAGCAGCGAGATCATTTCGTCGCTAGGCCGAAGACGACCACGTCGGATGGAGACGTCACCGCTTTTCGAGTGCTGATGGTGGATATTGACCCGCGCCGGCCTGCTGGAACGTCTTCTTCCGACGAGGAACTCCAAGCGGCAAAGGACGTTGGAAACAGGATCTACACCTTCATGCGCCAGCTAGGCTTCTGCAAACCGATTCTTGCGTATTCCGGCAACGGTGTTCATCTGCTGTACCGCATCGACCTTGAAAACAATGACGGCAACAAAGCCATCATCAAGCGGTGCCTGCAGGCGTTGGACATGCTTTTCTCAAACAAGGCAGTAGCTGTGGATGTTTCGAACTTCAATCCAGCCCGCGTCTGCAAGTTGCCAGGTTCGGTGGCGCAGAAGGGAAGCAACACAAAAGAGCGGCCGCATCGCATGGCTACGGTGATCAGCAATACGGACATGCCGGTGACCGAAGTGGCGTACCTGACAAAGCTGGCCGCGATGATGCCGCAGGAGCCTGAAAAGCCGCAGTACTACAACCATTACAACCCTGGGTCATTTGACCTTGAGGCATGGATGCAGGAACATGGCCTGCACTACACAGCAACGCCATACAGCGATGGCACAAAGTACGTTTTGGACCAATGCCCATTTGACGCCAATCACCGCGGCAAGGATGCTGCCATCTTCCGCAGTAGGAGTGGAGCTATCGGGTTCCATTGTTTTCATGCATCGTGTCAAGGACGTACCTGGCGCGACGTCCGGCTCCTGATTGATCCATCAGCGTACGAGCGGCAGAACGTAGAGCAGGAAAAGCGGATGTATCACTCGTACAACCGCGACCGCCCGAAAATCGAGCCTAAGCACATCGTGCAAGGCGACCAGCCGGTGTTTTTTGACGCGATGACGGTGCTGAACATGCCGAAGCTGGACGAGACGTTCGTGCGCACTGGCACGAAGACCATCGACCGAAAACTCCGCGGCTTGCGTAAAGGTGCTGTATCCGTTTTGAGCGGGATGAGAGGAGCGGCCAAATCGACATGGCTGTCCGAGGTGGTTCTTAACGCTGTGCAGGATGGCAACCGCGTGGGCGTCTTTTCCGGCGAGTTGTCAGCGCAGAACTTTGTGCGGTGGTTGTTCATGCAGGCTGCAGGCCGCGGCAGGATGGAGGAAGGGAAGTACCCTGGTTACTACACTGTCCCAGAAGTGTATCAGCGGAAGATTGCTGAGTGGCTCGGCGACAGGTTCTACCTTTACAACAATAATTACGGCAACGACTTTGTGGCCGTTCTTGAGCAGTTCGAGAAAGCGATAAACGAGAAGTCGCTGGACCTTTTAATCTACGATAATTTGATGGCATTCGATATTTCTGGCCTTGCCGACAGCAAGTGGGACGCGCAGACAAAATTCGTCTGGTCCTTGCACGACATGGCAATCAAATACAACGTACACATTTTGTTCGTCGCGCACCCGCGCAAAGCCATGGGCTTCCTCCGTTTGGATGACTTGAGCGGCACAGCAGACCTTGGCAATGCGGTGGACAACGCTTTCATAATTCACAGGAACAACGAGGACTTCAAGCGCCTCACAAAGCAGATGTTTGGATGGAAGGAAGACAACGAGGTCTATTCCGGCACAAACGTCATCGAGATCGCGAAGGACCGCGACGGAGGAACGCAGGACGTTTTCGTGCCGCTTTGGTACGAGACGGAGACAAAGCGCCTCAAGAATTTTCCGAGTGAGAGCATCATTTACGGATGGGATACCGACGACGGCAGCGCGAAAAAGCCGGTGGAGTATCTTGATCCGATTGCAGACGGGGCCAGCGAGGGCGGCTTCATGCATGTTTCCGATGCCGATGACCTTGGTATCCCGTTTGGCATCGACGACTGACAGGGGAGGAGAGTATGTACAAAGAAATCGAAGTAATCGCCACGCTTGGATTCAACACGGACGGTGACGGCAAGCCGCCGACCGTGCTGAAACAGAAGATGTTGGTCAAATGTCGGCGGTGCCGCTGGTACAAGGAGAAGGGATGCTACTGCAACCTGTTTAGGACGGACAAAGACCCGGAAGGCTACTGCGATGAGGGACTTCCGAACCGCATGAAGGAGGGCAACGCCTGATGGAATACATCGTAGAGCGCGACATGATAAGCATCACCGCCGCGCAGAAAGACCCGAAATTCCGGGGAATCATCGTCAGGTGCCGGAACTGCATCTACTACCACCGCGATGATAAGTATCCGACACAGGGCATCTGCAGCCGAAGAGCAAACGAACCGACCAAAAGAAACGACTTCTGCTCGCGCGGAAAGCTGGACACGGGCAGAACGCCCGAAACGATGAGATAAGGAGGATACATGGAAGCATTTAAATGTGACCGCTGTGGGGCGTATGGGACGCAACAAGGCTTTGTGCTGTATTTGCCGGATGGCAGAACTGACTTGTGCCGCGACTGCGCAAAGAAATTCCGGGAAGAGTTTATGAAGCCGCCCGTTCCGGCATGGGACAAGGTGTGTGGGACTTGCAAGCACCATAACTGCCTGCCGACTCACCATCCGTGTTATTCATGCTCTTTGAGGTTTCCGACTTTCGATAATTGGGAGGCGATGGATGATGGAGAGGATTGAAGCGTACATCAAGTACCACGATCCGGCTCTGCTGCCGGTAGAAGCCGCCCATGACGGGGAATGGTTCGACCTGCGCTGTGCCGAAGATGTCACCATGAACAAGGGTGAGTACCGTCTGCTGTCGCTGGGCGTGACAATCAAAATCCCGGACGGTTGGGAGATTATCATCGCGCCGAGGAGCAGTACCTTCAAGCAGTTTGGCATCATTCTTGCGAACAGCATCGGAGTCATTGACACAGCCTACGGCAGAGACGAAGCCGACATTCTCAGATTTCCGGCCATCGCCATGCGTGACGCCAGGATCAGCAAGAATGACCGCATCTGCCAGTTTCGCTTTCAGCGTGTCCAGCCGAAGGTGCAACTGCTAGAAGTGAATCACATCAACGGCATCGCCAGGGGCGGTGTTGGTTCGACTGGGAGGGCGTGATGGCGGCAAAGAAATTTGACAACAATTCGATGGAGTATCGCTTTTTCCGAGACCTCTGGAAGACGCTGGAGGCCTTCGGCGAGGTGGAAGACGGCGAAGGCTACTGGAACCGCGCCATCTACGTCTGCGGCAAGTTGAGCGAGAAGTATAAGGACCACCCGATGGCGCTGAGCTTCTCAAACTGTTTGCTGCAGGAGTTGGAGCGCAGGTGGCGCGAAAAGAGAGACGCCGGCATGCTCGACAACGGAAAGGAGAACGCATGAGCGCAAAGTACGACAAGCTGGTCGGTTTCGGAGCAAGCAACGCGCCAGACCCGGCCCGTGACAAATACCGTCACTACGTTTCAGACATCGGCCGCATCCGCGACCTCATCCATATCGGAGATCACGTGCCGCTGACTCTGGACTACAAGGGATACGACCCGGTGACGTTCGATTCATACGTGACCGAAAAGTTCCCGTACCACTTCCTTGTGGAGTTCGAAACGCCGTCCGGCCGGATTTCCCATCGCTCCATCATGTATCTTGACGTGCTACACGCGAGGGCCAAAATTGACCATTTAGGGCAGAGAGCCGCCGAGGCGAAAATCCCGCTTCCCGCTGAGCCTGTCGAGATGAACGTGTAAGGCCACGCAGAAGACGAAAAAGCCGCCATCAGGATCTAAAAATCCCGGTGGCGGTTTCTTTGTGTCTGCCTCGTTTCCTACAATGCCGCTGAGAGCTTACCAGACGCGCTGTGAGCGATTTTACGGCCATGCGCGTATAGGCGTTAATGTGCGCGTAATTTACGCGAAAAGGCCATTTTTGAGGCCTTTTTCAGGCTCACAATTCATCAAGCTCATAGTCCCTGATTTCCTCTGCTGTCAGCGGCCGATTGTACAGCAGGATGTCGTAGTAGCCTTGGAATCCGTCGGCCAGCTTGTCTACCACACCGATAAGCCCCGCTTTTGGCTGCGCCCCTGGTGAAAATCCCCGCAGCCGCATTCCGTATACGAAAAGCCATTTGTCAGGCGCGTCTACCACGTTCAGGCCTGCCGAGTTTCCGAGTGCCGCGCGGATCGTGTCCTTGATGAATCCCTGCTTGTTTGGCTCTGCTGCCAAGCGGTCCAGAATGTCCGCGTCCGTCTTCTTGTTGAGCTTGACAGTCAGCTTGACCGTGTTTTCCGAATCGTACCGCGCCACCGCTCGTTTCTGTGCTTCGCTTGTCATGTATCCTACCACCTTTCCGATATTCCGATTATAACTCCCGCCCGGTCACTGTCAACCAGGCGGGAGATTCCGGCTATTACATCTTGCCGAGCGCGATCCTGCTCACGGTCTGCTGGAAGCACCGCTTTGCCTTTTCCTGGTCCTCTCGGAACATCTTCTCGTGGATTTCAAGACTCTTCTCTTCCCACTCCACGACATAGATGTGTCCGATAGCCGTGTCAATATCGTACAGCCAGATGTGGCGGCTCCCGACGCTGGCCGTTTCCAGTTCGTACATTCTCGCAAACAATTCTTCCATGATGATCCTTTCTCCCCGTATGCCAGATAGGACAGGCTTTCAAAATCCCGGTCAGCAGATGTGACCGTAGTAGCGATCGAAGTACCCGGCCACGGCCGTCGCCATCGTTTCGTAGGACTCCGAGTTTCGAGCAGCGACGCGCATCAGAGCATTCGCTTTGCAGTTGACGAATCGCCGGAGCCACTGGCTAGTAGCACGCCCCGTGCGGACGTACCACGAAAGGTACTCGTACGCTTCCACGCGCCCGCGCCGCTCTTCCTGCTTGTCCCAAGGATAGTTGAAAATGGCCAGGTAGCACTTGTGCAGTTGGTTATCGATGCTGTCAGCCGACAGCCTGATGATGGATTTCCCCATGTCGTACCTCCTCAAATATTCCGAATCACGATGCCCCTTGCCGTCACGACCTGCGGCTCACATCTGACTGCGTTTTCCAAAATGTATCCGTACTTCTTGCCGCCCTGCTGGATGTAGTACTTGCTGCCTGGCTTCACCAGATGCGCCTGGTGGTCGCTGTCAAATTCCGACGCGTTGCTGTATTCCTTCACGCCGGCGATGGTCACATATCCGACCAGCGTTGCTTTTCCGGCGCCTGTGCGGATGATCCCGACCCGCTGACCGATGAGGCTGTCAAGACTCCTGCTGTTTCTGGTTTCGACCGTTTTCAGGCCTTCCAGAATCTTGTCCGTAAAGCGGAATTCCCGGTCATTGATGTTGAATGCTTTCATGACAGCCTCCACTCGCTCACTCCCCGCCGAGCAGTCTGTAGCAGAGATCATTCCAGATTTCCATGTACTCGTTCGCCGTCAGTCCTTCAGGGACTTCCCAACCGTCCGCGCGGAACATCCGCAGGTCGCTTTCCGCTTCCGCGATGGTCATGGTGCTGACCCCGCCGACCGCACCGTCAAACAGTCTTTCTACCCATTCCATTGCTTCCATTTTCCGCTCCATTCCCGCGCTGCGCGCGTAAACCGATTTTTCCGTATTTAGGCGTTTTCCGTGATCTCGTCGATGAACTGCTTGGCTTCCTCGACCGTCTCGAAGATGACATCATCGCCGCAGTACTGGACCGTGCAGCCGAACTCGCTGTAGAAGTCCGTGTCGATGTCGTAACCCTTGTAGATCATGTCGTACCTCCCTTTTTTGCTGGTTGGTGTTTTAGGTTCCGGCTTCCAAATTTCCGACCGCCTGCACCGGCGCTAAGCTCGTCGCCTGCGGCTTACTCATCTGGTCAAGTCCGTTTACATCCCGACCGCCCGTAGGCGGTTTCGTCTTAATTTTCAAAGACTCATCAGGGGATTTATCTGTAGAGAGTGTAGTGAGCGCCGTGTCCGTAAACGTACGTTCCAACCAGCGTCCCATTGATGACTCCGGCCTTGTAGGCTTCATCCGTCACGGCGTAGAGCATGACTTTCATATCCCCGTACCGATCGCCGTTGACCGGGACTTCCGTTGCCCAGAAACGGTAACCGTAGAGCGGCCTGGTTACCCGACCGCCGATATCCATAACGTTGATGGCTTCCCGCATAGCCTTCCTAAAGACCTTGACTCCGATTCCCTTCATAACCATGCTCCTTTCAGAATTCCGGCTTGCGCCTTGATGTCTGTTGATGAGGCTATTATAAGTCCGACCTATAGAGATGTCAAGCATATTTTTGAGATTTCCGAAAATTATTTTTCCGAGTGCAGCAGGCTGGCCGCCGCAAAATTCCGACGCGTATGTTGGATGATGTTGGATGATGTTGGATAGGAGAGTAGTCAATCAGTAGTCAATCAGAGTCAATCGGTAGTCAATAGCCGTTTCAAAATTCCGGCGCAGGATCGTAGACAAAAAAAGACCGCCCAGTTTTTGACTGGACGGTCAGGAACCTAAACACCAACACCGTTCGGACCAGGCACCACCCCGATCCGAAATTCCCGCAGGCACCACCCCGCGGGTCGATGAAAGGATACAGATAGTATAACTCAAAATTCCGAAATCGTAAACGGCCGATTCAAAATTCCGGCGCCTGTTTTCAAAAACGGCCGATTCAAAATTCCGGCATGCATTTTTTTTGAAAACGACCGATTCAAAATTCCGAAGTGCATATATAAGCATAGCTCATATGCAGATGCAAAAAGGATCATTCATCTTTCTTGTCGTATTTTTTGTCTGGCACCCACTCAATCAGCATTCCAGGCTGGCATCCAAGCAGGCCGCAGAGCTTGTCGAGCGAATCAGGCCGAACGATGACGCCGCGCCGAATTGCCGACATCGTGGACTCAGATAGCAGAACTTCACGCCTGATTTTGCCGGGATTGTATCCCGCGTCTTTCAACTCCTTCAGAACATCAACTTTGTACCGTAACATGTCGCTCACCTCCTGAAGGAATCATAGCACCGCATAACGCGTCCGTCAACAGGAAATTTACGAACGCCGCACACACCGCATGCAGTGGAAGACAAACTACATATTATAGCACCGCATCGCGTGCCGCACCACGCCGCACATTTATGGCCCTTGGCGCACATTGACCCGTCACCCGCGCCGCGACCCGTTACCCGCGCCGCGCACACCGCCATGGCCCGCCCGCCTGCCGTAAGTGCATCCGCCCGCACGTCGCGCGCGTTGGAGCGTTACGCGCTATTAATACGCCGCGCCGCCACCCGCCGAAAATCCCGCCGCAACCATCGCCGCCGCTGCCGCTGCCGCCGACCGCCCGCCACGATCCTACCCGGCCGAACTTGCCACGCCTGCAGGCTGCAGGATGCCACCGAAGACGCCGCGCACCGTCGCCGGCCACGACGCCCGCCAGCCGTCGCCCGTCGCCCATCCGCCTGCAGGAAAGCGCCGCGGGAAGATCGGACCGACCCGCCAGCCGTCGCCCGTCGCCCATCCGCCTGCAGGAGATCGGACCAGCCGCGGCAGATCGGATCGACCCGCAGACCATCCGCGGGAAGATCGGACCGGCCGCCGACCAGGAAGCCCGACCGCAGGACCGACCGCAGGAAGCCCGACCGCAGGAAGCCCGACCGCCTGCAGATCATCCGGCCAGCCGCGGACCGTCGGACCGTCTGCAGGAGATCACCACGGCCGCCAGCGATGGACCGCGGAACCGCGCCCGCCTGCAGCCCGCCAGGCAGACCCCGACCGCGGCCGCGCTTGCTTCTTATGTAATGCGCGCGGCCGACCCGCCAAAGGAGGATAAAAAACATCAAGTTGCACCGCATAAAATGCAAAAATCGCCCCTATACTAGCACCGCATGCCGTGCTATGATAGGACCATCACAAGACCACCGGCCGACAGGCCGCCACACCGGCACAGCCGG